CCAACATCAGGCGAAATTGAATTGATGCTGTACGGATACTTGGCAACTAAGACACTTGTGTCTGGTGGCCTACAACGCTACAACATGACAGCGTAATAAAAGCAACACATTAAGAATCCCTAGGGTTTAGTAGCCCTAGCCCTAGGGAGCTATTAGCAGAGGAGTAGAGATGGCCGCTAGTTACGTAACCGTAGCCCAACTAAGATCAAATCTTGGTATTGGGTCACTCTACTCCGATGCCGATTTAGAATCTATTTGTCAAACATCTGAGGATCTTCTTAACTCATATCTTTGGTTTAATAACGCACCCATAGTCGGTGCAAGCATAAGCAATAACGTTGCGAGCGTTTTACTTGCTAATCCTGGCATATTTGTTGTTGGACAAAGCATAACAATTACAGCTGCTGGATCTCCTTACAATGGCACATACACTCTTACAGGCTCATATCCTGGCAGTACAACACCTGCATCAATAGGTACAGCATTTTGGAGTACATACGCATTTAGTAACTATCCAACAGGCTATTCAGTCATTCAGTTTGCTAAAGTAAATGCAAACGATCCATTTCATCGCATCTTGCCATACGGTCTAGCAACTGGACCTGGCTATAAGACATTAAATTATTCTGCTACACCAGCTGTAAATCAGGCTGCCATGATAATTGCCGTAGATATTTTCCAAGCACGCCAAGTGTCTCAGAACGGGGGCAACGGTATGGATGGCATGAGCCCTAACCGTTATGCCATGGGCTACCAGCTTATAAATAGAGTGAGAGGTCTCATCGCGCCTTACTCTAGTCCTAACACTATGGTCGGCTAATGACAGCTGCAATTACAACCCTTAGATCAACACTTGCAACAGATCTAACTAATACTGGTGTGTGGAGTACTTTTAGTTACCCACCAGCAACTTTAATTCCTAACAGCGTGGTGGTCACAGTTAGCGATCCATATTTAGTACCATCAAACAATGACAAGACAAGCATCGCACCTTTAGCCAATTTTAAGATAATGATCTGCGTACCTGCACTAGATAATCAAGGTAACCTTGCAGGCATAGAGGATTTTATAGTGGCCGTAGTAAACAAACTGAACGCATCAACGTTGCAGTTAAACATATCAAGTGTCTCCGCTCCAGCTATCGCTAGTGTGGCAAGTGGAGATTTATTAACGTCAGAAATCACAGTATCAATTCTAACGAGCTGGAGTTAAAATGAGCACAGACGCAGAAAACTTAGCCTTCTTAAAAAAGATAGGTCAGATCGAAGAAGCACCAAAACCTGCACCAACTAAAGAAAAAGAAAAGGAGTAATCATGGCCATATTCTTAAACAATGGCGTATCCGTTACGCTAAACAGCGTTGATTTATCAGCGTATGTTACTTCCGTAACCATTAACCAATCATTTGATGAGCTAGAAGTAACCGCTATGGGCGATACCGCACATAAGTTTGCTAAAGGCTTAGAGGCAAGCACCATTACTTTGGACTTCCTAAATGATAATGCTGCTTCAACAGTTATTCCTACATTACGTGCTGCTTATGGCACTACTGTAACATGCGTAGTTAAGCAGACATCTGCTGCCGTATCTGCAACTAACCCTTCATATACTGCATCTGTATTGGTTAATAACCTACAGAATGTAAATGGAGCAGTAGCCGATATATCTTCACAAAGCATTACATTTACCTGCAATAGCACAATAGCTGTAGCAGTAGCATAAGGAGAACTAATGGCAAAGCTAAAGATAACAAGGGCTAACGGTGAAGTATCTGAACATAAGATTACTCCGGGTGTCGAGTACGCTTTCGAGTTAAAGTATGGCGCAGGAATTTCAAAGGTCCTACGTGATCACGAACGTCAAACCGAGATTTACTTCTTGGCTCACGAGTGCTTACGTAGGGCTAATGTGGTTGTGCCAGTCTTCGGCCTAGAGTTTATTGATACTCTAGACACCGTTGAAGTATTGGATGAAGAAAAAAAATAACACAGCGTGATTCGATTATCTACACGATAGCTAGTCTGTCAGTAGAGACAGGAATTGCGCCCCAGGCTTTTATAGATATGGATCAAGAGATGCTTAGGGCAATTGTCCAGGTATTGTCGGATCGAGCTAAGGAGATCAAAAATGCCAGTAAACGTCACAGGCGTTAAACAACTCCAAAAGGCTATGAAAAATGTAGAGCCAGAACTTAATAAGCAAATGAGTAAAGATATTAAAACAGTAATGCTTATTGTGCGAGATAAAGCACGTGGGTATTTGCCTGCTCAAAACGAAGTATTAAGTGGTTGGGGTAAAGGTACTTCATCGGCTGAAACCATCAAAGACATTTACAGAGCATTTCCAGCCTACGATTATGCGTTAGCCAAAGATAAGGTTGCGTATTCGGCAGGTCAAAATAAGCGCAACCGATCAGGATATAGAGCTGCATTTTATGTTTACAACAACTCAGCACCTGGCGCAATTTTTGAAACTGCTGGCCGTATAAATAAGCCAAAAGGTGAAGGATCATTAAATCCCAATGCACCTATCCAATTCAATGCTGCTGCTGAAATGTTAACCAGTATGAAAGGTTATGGCAAGCAAAGAGGCCC